CGAGGCATTGAAAACCTTTACGGTAATGTATGGAAAATGGCCGATGGTATTACCTGGGATGGCCGATGGACTGGCACCGAAGCCGCTCAGCCTATTTATGTAACGAATAATTCCGATTATTTTGCAGACGAAACAAGCGTAAATATGAAACATATTTGTGATGCTACTTATATAGGTGCAAGCTCAGGTTATGCGGCTAACATTGAAAATGTAGTCGGCTTTATTCCTTCCACAGTAGGGGCAAGCTCAACAACAAAACTAACAGATTATTACTATCAATATTCAGAAGTGGGCCGTGATTATTGGCGGGTTTTTCTAGTCGGCGGTTTTGCGTATCACGGTGGCCAGGCTGGCGCTTTTACGGGTTATGCGTTTTACACTTGGTCGCGTGCCGCTGCGTATGTTGGCGGTCGGCTTTGCTTTTAATTTATAACGTGTATAAATAAAAATATAATGTGGTTTTTAGTTTTTACCAGGCGGGTTTTTCTAGTCGGCAGTAATGCGAATAACAGTGGCAAAGCTGGCGCTTTTACGGTTAATGCGAATAACACTTGGTCGAATGCCAATGCGAATATTGGCAGTCAGCTATGCTTAATAAAAAATAGTTTTTTCAAAACTAAAAACCTTGCCACTTGGCAAAAAATAAAGAAATGCCTCATTCAGTTTAGTAGGTTAATTCTCGGAAAATTGGAGGTGAAATAAGCAAACATGAAAAGACACGGTTATTTATACGAAAAAGTGTACGATTTAGCAAATATCGAACTAGCGCATAAAAATGCGCGAAAAGGAAAAAAGCATTATACCGAAGTGAAAATGATTGATGAAAACCCTGAAAAATACTTTGAAAAAATTCAGGAGATGCTTAAAAATAAAACGTACAAAAATTCTGAATATAAAATAATGACAAGAACAACCGACAACGGAAAAGTCAGGGAAATATATAAACTCCCTTATTTTCCTGATCGAATTATTCATCATGCAATAATACAGGTTGTTGAGCCTATTTGGTTTAAATCATTAATTAGAGATACGTATTCAGCAATAAAAGGACGCGGCATTCACGATGGTGTTAAACGAATAAAAAAGGCATTAAAAGACACAGAAAATACAAAATACTGTCTTAAAATGGATGTAAAAAAATACTACCCATCTATTGATAATAAAATTTTACAACAAATAATTTCAAAACAAATTAAAGATAAAAATCTTTTATGGCTACTTGACGAAATTATTTTCAGTACAAAAGGAATCCCGATAGGTAATTATTTAAGTCAATATTTCGGCAATTTATATTTATCAAAGCTCGATCATAATTGTAAAGAAAAAGTTAAATATTATTTCCGCTATTGCGATGATATTGTCATTTTACATTCAAGTAAAAAATATTTGCACGAGCTAAAAAATGAAATTAGCACCTATCTAAAAGATAATTTAAAATTGAAATTAAAAGAAAATTGGCAAGTGTTCCCAGTCGAAAAACGGGGCATTGATTTTTTGGGTTATCGGTTTTTTCCTAATTATATTTTATTGCGTAAATCAATAAAACAAAAATTTATAAAATCTGTAAAGCGAATAATTAAAAGTCATCAAAAAATTAAATGGACTGAAATCATAAATAGCCTTATGAGTTATTACGGTTGGTTTAAATATGCTAATTGTAAAAATTTACAAAATAAATATTTCGATCCTGAAATTTGTTGGATTGTAAAACATACGTGTAAAGATCAAAATATTAACAATCCATTAAAAAAAGTAGCGTGAAGAAATTTTCTGATTTTTCAAAAGAAAGCGTTTTAGATGGCGATAAAATAAAGATTGATGATATAGTTAACGAAGAAATTGAACTACTAGCTTTTAACATTAAGGAAAGCAAGTACAAAGAAAAAAATTATTTGACTATTCAAATTAAACGAAACGATAAAAAATATGTGGCATTCACCGGTAGCGAAGTTTTAATAGATCAAGTAAAAAAATATGAATCTGAACTCCCTTTTAAAACCACAATTCGAAAGATAAATAAATATTACTCATTAACATAAATCGAAAATGAAATATAAACTAAGACCCTCAGACAGCAGTAAACCGCAAAAAATAGTAGACTATTTACAAGGCGGCATTTTAATTCGTTTCAACGAAACCAAAGTACAAAAAGAAGAAAACACCTCTTATCATTGTACTGAATTTTGGTTCGAATCCACCGCCACCATTCAACAAATAGAAGCCACCACCAAAGAAAATAATTTTGTATTAACCGATGAACATAAAAATTTAATCAAATGACACACCCAATCTTAATTATGTTATCAGGACTTGCAATAATTTTTATTACTGCAGTATGGAACGCCTACGTTGTTTTATGGGGCACCACTTCCCTACCCGTTTGGCGCGATCTCTTTTCGCGGATATGGCATAAAGATGGTTTAATACTCCGGGCCATGATCGGCATTGTATTGGGCTTGGTTATGTGGATAAATCATTTCAGTGTTTTATCCTGGGTGTTTTGGGGCTTAACATTCCTAAACTTCTCATGGACCATCTACGACTTAACCATTAACTACATCCGAAATTATTACCACGACAAAATGAATAGGCTCATTATCGGTATTTGGCATATCGATAATAAAGGTATTAATGCCTGGTTTATTGATCATCTTAGCGAGCTTGGTATATGGATCTTTAGAGCTGCTTTAATCTTAACCAATATAATACTTCTATTCTATGTTATCTAAACTCATACAGCTTCAACCGGGAAGGGTTTTTATTTTATCGCTATTGAGCGATATCAGTGTTAATTTTTATGGCTGGTTTAGTCAGAATAATATTAATTTCTGTATTCAAATAATCTTTGCCATCCTGGGAAGTGTATCGAGTTATTTTATTATTCAAAACTACCGCAAAAAAAATCGTTCAATCGAATTAGATAATGAACTGAAAGAAATCGAAATAGAAACCAAAAAAAATAATAGACATGAATAAAACTTATTTTACAGACACCGACGGAAATCCTTCATCAAAACGATTAGGAGCCTTTATAGTATTAATAACAGCTTTATTGATCGTTATTTTTGGAATGATAAAAGATAAGGATATTTTAGATTTAATCATGCTTTGGGGTGCAATGACAGGTACAGCTTTAGCACTTTGGGGAATGAGTAAAGCAGGCGAAAATAAAGCCAGGCAAATTGAGAAGGGGGGCGCGTGATGAAAATTGTGCTCCACTGTTCAGATTCTAGTTTCGGAAATGCTGCATTGATTACAAGGTGGCATTCACTACCAAAGCCCCAAGGCCGCGGATGGTCAAATATTGGGTATCATTACGTAATATTAAATGGTCAATTAGCTTCAAAATTATTCAATAAAAATTTTGATGGACATTTAGAAACGGGCCGCCCTTTGAACGACGATGGAATTATTTCGAGCAACGAATTAGGAGCTCATGCTCGTGGTTATAATAATTTTGTAGGTATTTGTTTGATTGGTTTATCGGGCCACTTCTCGCAAAATCAATTAAAAAAACTATTCGAATTAATTAACTTATTAAAAGAGCAGTTTAAAATTACTGAAATTGTTCAGCATTCAGACCTGGATCGCAAAAAACCTTATTGCGCCGGGATAGATCCTTTAACTATTATGGAATTAAATTGTTTAATAAAATATTAGCTATGAAAAAAATCATATTATTCATTTTTATTATACTATTAATGATATCGTGTAGTGTAAGTAAAAAAACAACTTCTAATAAAGTTGAAACAATCAAAACAGTTAAGAGCGATAATACAGTTAATGAAAGATCTTCGTTTACGGAAATGATTACCCATACTAAAAAAACAGTATCCCGACCTGATAAAGCTGCAATCAAAGCAAAAGTTAAGGTTGATAAAAAAGGGAATATCTCTTTAAGTATTATTGATTATAAAGCGGGTAAAGACATAAAACCAAGCATTCAAATTATTGATAACGAAATACTTTTTAATTCTGAAATTGATAGTGTGGCAGTTTTTGAGACAATAAAACGTAGAATTGATACAACACAATACGAAGCAATTCAAAAAATAGATATTAACGAGAAGAAAAATACAGAATCGGAGGTTAATAAAGAAACAAGTTTTACTTTAGGACCTAAAATTACTCTCACTGCAGGAGGAATAATTGTATTAATTATCCTAGTATTGCTTTATCTTATCAAGAAAAAAGGCTTATTCAAAAAGAAGTAATTGCGATACCAATGCGCTACCCCTCACTATATATCACTCATTTCATGTAAGTTGATTAGCCTCGGGCGAATCACACAACACCGAAGCCCCTTAATAAATTTTAAGGGGCTTTTTCTTTGTATTACTACGATGTAGAGCGTTTCGACCACCACCCTTAATATACTTTAACACCATACAACTCAACAGTAAGACCTAATATCCAATGTATTTTAATTATTACCTGCCCTTCATTAAAGAAGATATCATAGGAATAATTATAATTCCATCCTGATTTTGTTTTTAATTGATGATACTTAGTTGATATTGTTAGAAATTCAGAATCAGACTCTTTAATGGTATAATCAAATTTCATTAAATGCCTAGCAAACTGCTTAAAGTTTACACTATCACTATCATTAGTATAAACAATGATAACATTAGCCTTTTTAAAGGGCTGAATACTTTCCTGAGCTGACAAACTTAAACCTGCAGCGATTAATAAAATAGTTAAAATTTGTCTTGTCATTTTTTTACAATTTTTTACCATAAACGGATATTTTTAAAACAGCTCCATAAGTTCCTTCGAAAAATGGTTTTTCAATTAACTCAGCATCAATAAAACACCGATTATTAATTTTATCAAATATTTCTTTATTAGATCCAGAAGGAAAATAACCAATCGTAAAGCCATTGAATCTTTTAATTATAACGGCATACGAATCGTATGGATTATCTAATTCAGGGATCAGCATTAAATGCTCGCCTATTTTAGCATCTTTAATAATCAATTGCCTTTCGGTTTGTGTATCTTCATTAAAATGAGATACGCCAGCTGCTTTAATATTAAATTCTTTTTTACTGATAGGAAATTTTTCAAAATCAAAACATTCTAAATAGTTTTGTTTGTTTTCGTTAATAGCATCATTTGACATACTTGGTGTTTTAAAGGTTAATAAATGGCGGGGAGCTACTTATAGTCTTTATCGATTATATGCTGTAAAAATTTAATCTGATCCTTTAATTGTGTATTCTCTGATTTTAGTTGCTCGTGTAAATTGCCATACTCCGTATGTGGCTCACTGGCTGCACTTAAAGCGGGCTTTTCGTCACCATCCTGAAAGAAGTGTACCATAGGAACCTCAAAATGTTTAGCAATTTTTTCTAGGTTTTTAATACTTATTGCCGTTTTCCCATTCATCATATCCGAAACAGACTGTCTTGTTAACCCAATAGCATTTGCAAGCTTAGAATTTGTCGTACCTCGCTTATCAATTAACATCTTTATTTTCAGTATGATACGTTTCATATGTAATTATTTACGGATTATTATTCGTTATTATTTGATACTTTGTAAATTTTGTCTTACATTTGCTAAGTAAATATACTAATTAATAAACCATATCGCAAATTACGTGCCATGAGTAAAAAAACACAAATATCTACAAATTCTAAAACATCTGTAAAAGAGTTGTTTAAGTTAAAAGAAGAAACCCGCCGAATGGTTGATAAAAGCACCTACTTAAAAAGTATGTTGGCTATTAAAAATGATAAAAGTATATATACCATTCAGCGATGGATAAATGAGAATAACCCCTTTCTTACCACTGCCGAAAATCAATTTTGGATTAAAAAAGGATTGGCATTAGATGATGGTTATATCATTATCGATATGCCTAAAAAAGATATTGAAAACGCAATGGCTACTCATTCAAATGCCGAATTGCGGACCGCTGAAATACTATCATCATAAATTTCCCTCCCGATTCGCCCCAGGCGGATTGGGATTTCTTATTTAATAATGTTCTTTAAAATATTTAAAATAACCCTTGTAGATGTAGAGAGCGGAGTGGATTTTAATCCATAACGAAAACCTAAGCCATGCAAACGATTGAGAAGGTCAAAAATGGGTAATAAGTTGACTGGCATCCTGGAATAGAGAAAATAGAAATACGGACAGGACCGGAGGGGCAAATAAATTTAGGTTC